TGATGATTGAAAATCCGCCGCTTGTGGCATTCTCTATGAGCCACAGCTTACTTATAGTGTTAGGGCCAATAGTTATGGTGCAAGCAGAGTCGAGTGTGCCAGTGTATTTAAGGAAAATACTCCTACCGGGATCAGTAGAACCGTCAGCAAGAGTAGTAGTATGAGTATCAGCATTCGTCGTGATTGCTTCTGTGCCAAAAGAAAACGCCTCTGCAATAAGACTTAAATTTGTATTTGTGCTGGTGCCCCAAGTTCCACTTTCGTCCCCGGTGGCGATTTCTTTGAGGCGTAAATCATTGGTATAAACTGCCATCTACTTTCTCCGACCTTTGCCCTTTGGTTTCTTCATAGAAGCTACGTGTTTCTTCAATGTCTGCGCTTGCTTCTTATGAGTCTTTGAGGCTTTCTCTAAACCTTTAATAACTTTGTTTACTTTACGTACCATTACGCTACCTCTTCCCATTCTGGGGTTTGACTCGTTGACACACTTGACCAACTAGGCGTTTGTGAAGCATCTATACTACTCCAGTTTGGTGTTTGTGCATCATCTATTAGAGTCCAAACTAACGCGAACCCAATTTGTCCTGTGCCACTGACTCCTGTGAGTGTGACGTTTGCATCGGATGTAGTTGATACACTTCCTGTTTGTCCTGTTCCTGATACCCCTGTTGGGCTGACTGTGATGCCCAGTTCGATAGATACTGTGCCAGCCGCGCCAGTGCCTGCAACACCTGTTGGGGTAACTGATGAATCCCCAGTAATAGATACCGAACCGACTGCACCAGTGCCGCTGACCCCAGTGGCAGTAACGCCAGCAGCGCCAGTGGCAGTAACAGAACCAATAGCGCCAGTTCCGCCAACACCTGTGACTGAAGTGTTTGCTGTACCTGTGACCGTAACCGAGCCAGCGGCTGAAGTGCCAGCAACGCCAGTAGGACTGACATTCGCAGAAGCGGCAACCGAAACAGATCCCACCGCTCCTGTTGCAGATACTCCGGTGACTGAAGTGCTTGCATCCGCGCTAACGGAAACCGAGCCGACTGCGCCAGTGCCCGCGACACTAGGTGACGTAACATTAGCTGTTCCCGTAACCGATACAGACCCAACAGCCCCTGTCCCAGCAACGCCTGTAGGCGAAACATTAGCGTCTGCCGATACAGTGACTGACCCCACCGCGCTCGTTGCAGAAACGCCTGTGACAGAGGTGCTTGCGTCCGCCGTAACCGTGACTGCACCGATGGCTCCAGTTGCTGATACACCTGTAACATCGACGAGATCGGGTTCACCCCACGCATCTTCGCCCCAAGTGCCTCTGCCCCATCCAGTAATATCTGCCACACGTTAAGCCCTATTGATTATGACTTTGATCTTGCTGCTGTTTGACCCACCTTAAATACTCTTCTTCGGTCATCTGCCTCTGTTGAGTTTGTTGGGCCACAACATATCAAGCAATACGTATGATCGCGTTACTAGCGTCTGCTGTAGGGAACGTAATCGTGAAGTCCCCAGCAGTGCTGGTCTTGTCGCCACCAAAAGCTAGGGTACAAACAGACGTATCACCTGATGTATCTTCATTGAATATCAGTGCTCCATTCGCTGTGATTGTGCTACTGGAGAAAGTTACGTCGGCAAAGTCTGTAAACGCCGTAGTGCTACTTGTACTTGGGTCTACACGAGTTAGCGTAGCGCCTTTTGCTGTGTATCCTGTGCCAGACACCTCATTAGACGTTGAGTACGCAGTAGTGCCTGCACCCAAAGATGCTGAACTTGTGTATAGAGCTATCTTGAAAGTGTCACCACCAGAGTTCAAAAAATTATGCTTTGCTTCCAAAAGTTCTTTTTTGAAACTGGTGCACATAGCGGTTGATATAGCCATTAGACTCTCCTAAGTATTTCAGCCATATCTTCATGGCCTTGTTTCAATAGTTCTGCAATTAGTGTAGTTCTGTCGCTTTTTATTGCTTCTTTCATATACAAACAAACTAATGTTTGCACCACTTCTTTGAAGGCTTCTGCTTGTTCTGCAATAACAGGATGGCAATTGCCACCGACACTCACAATACGGTTAGTAGCCTGTTCAGCCCAATACTCTGGGTCATGCCCTTTATATTCAGTAGTTGCTACTGATACCTGCCCTATCTCTATTTCTGGTGCTTTCATAAACATGTTACGTAACCACCTGCGTATACTGACCTTCTCTGTACGTATCTCCACGCAGCTTACCATCGCCTAACGCCTTGAGCAGAGTTAACGACTGAGCAAACATTTGTTGATACAGCGCGACCATATCTGGCTCGCCTTTTGTGAATCGTATTGCTTCGACCAGAGAGCCGTTTAGCAATGCAGAATCGAAGTTTTCACCCAGCCACGGTAGTGTGCTAGCAGTAACAATAGACTCTGGGTAGTACCCATAATGAAGCTCTACGGTCAAGCTAGCACTGGGTGTAGGGCCAAGAATAAAAGTCTCGTCGTTAAAGTTAGCGTAGTGTTTTGGAGTGCCTGTAGACGTAGGGGTGGGGTACGCCTCACGAATAAAGTTAACATCTTTATTTAGCAAAAAATCAAAAGATCCATCGCTATTAACCACAGCTAAACTATAGGTATATAAGTAGTCTGACGGTACAGCTAGATACTTGTTACCTGACGTTATAGTGCCCGATACATTCTTCCTTAACGACGGAAGCTGAACAGTGTTGTAAATAAACTGTTCTGTCTGCTGCACAAACATAGCAAGTTGGTCACTTGTAAATGTAGTTTCACAAATGTCTTGTATGTTCGCTGTTAGCTGTGAGTAGGTCATACTCATAATTTACGCCATAGGCCCACGGGCCATAGTTCCTTTTGTAGCTGCACCCGTACCACGAATTTTTATGCCCGTAGTTTTAACGTTCTTCATGTCTGTCTTAGGAGCGTTCTTTACTGGCTTTATTGTGCTCATGTTTTTCATAGGATCACCTAAGTTGTTGTTACCGTTACTGTACCTACTTCCCCCGTAGCAACAAGGTCATTAGGTGTTAAACCAAACGGGTCTCTACCTACACCGACAGGGTTAAACCCGTACTGTATCTGTCTACTACTATTGCTACCTGCCTCGCCTAGACTCCTATCAGGTCTTGGGTCACGTATGGCTTGCGGGTCATCAACAGGAAACTCACCCAACTTCAACTGAGGATGGTCAGGATTCCAGCATTCGTGGCAAGCCTTCAGATTAGTAGTTTTCCCCTTTCGTATTATTTCTTTTAGTTCTCGTAACTTAAACTGAAACCCGCAGATGTCACACTCTGCAATAGCGCGTTTTGTAGAAGCGAAACGATTAGACATAACCTATTCTGGGCACAAACCGAGCGGGTGCCTTTACCCTGTCTTCTTCAGCGGCTAGCTGAAACTGTTCTTCATAAACATCTTTGAGCAAAGGTATGCGAGGTGCTAGTTCTGGGTCTTTCATGGCTATGTAATACGCTAACCCTGCAACTAAGCACGGTAAGAAACGAAAACTTACATCTGCGGTTTCTATACCACTACCAGCGTCTTGAATCCTACGCATCCGGTAATACTTAAATATGTACTCGTTATCTTTGTCTGGAACCGGCCATACATTTATTTTTGGGTTAGCCACAAGTCTTTCTATGTAAACTTGTATCGGCCTACCTTGAGTTAGTTTGTTTGGTATAGATGCGTAGGTACTGACACTTATTCGACTTATGGTTAGATCAGATTGTGTGTATTGATCCCCACTGTCCGTGCGTATGACTTGTTCTAGCAAATCAATTGTATCCGCCGGTAAATCATACTGAGAAGTGCCTTTAACAAGAGTCACAGTGCCTTCATCAATAGTCCACAGATTAAGGCCACGATTCTGCCACTCTATAGTCAACAGATTCATAGAACGTCTAGCAGTGCGTAGGTCGTACCCTGAACGCATTTCACGGCCCGCACGTTCCCACGCTTCTTCAGCGATCTCCGTGAAGTCCATATCAAACGCTGTTGTGCCAGAGGTAGCCATCTATTTCTTTTTAGCTGCTTTCTTAGCTGGAGCTTTCTTAGGTGCCGCTTCTTTCTTAGGTGCCGCTTCTTTCTTAGGTGCAGGCTGTAGTTCGGCTAACACCGCATTGGCCTCTTCTTCGCTCATCAGGTTAGCGTTAACAATGTTATAACTGCCGTCTTCATTCTTGCTTCCAACTTGGAATACAGGCCGACCATCAGAAAAATTACCGTTTTGAAAAACCTCTAATTTAGCCACTCTTAGTACCTCTCACATACAAAGTTTTCTTTCTGCGGCCACCCATGACAGCCCCGCAACCCTTATGATTTTCGCGGATCATACCGCCCTCTTTTGCAGTTCTTACCTTGGCTTTCTTGGTGTTCGCTACCACTTGTTGCCCTCTTGCCCCCGCTTTCTTTTTCTTTCTAGCGGTTTTGGCTCGCTCTGCTTGGCTGAGAGACTGTGCTTTCGCTTTTGGTAGGCACCGATCAGGATTCTTTTTGTTTTTTGACGTGCCGCATGGCCCCTTGATCTTGCCATCGGTGCCAATACGAACCCACTGTTGATCTCGCCACTGTTTAAGCTGTCCCATTACTTTACCTTTCGTGCCCTGCGTATGGCCTCTTTACCTCGTTTTGCGATGTCTGCTTGGGTATGTTTACCCGCTGCTTTGGCTCTTTGCTCTAACACTGTGAGTATTTGTATCTTTCTAGCAAAAGGTTTTCTTATCTTCTTGACCTTGGCTACGGTATCACGGGCATCTTGTGCAGTAGCGTACTTTATAGACACGGTATCTTTAGGATTCTCGTCCGTGTACAGTCTTCTACCGCTGCCTTTTGGCTTTTTGCCTGTGCCTACCTTGGGGTCTTTAGCCATTACTTCTTCTTTTTCTTGCTGCCTTTAGCGTAGTTAGGGTCTTTGCAGTACTTAGAAGCTGCCATGTTTGCATAAGCGGACGGGTAGGTATCAAAGGTTCGTTTAGCCCACGCCTTACCAGCAGGGCATATTTTCCCTTTTGATTTAACCTTCCCGCCTTTCTTATAGTAGTGTCTCATCGCATCTTCGCTGGACGCACACCCTTACGAGCTATACCAGCGCCTCTAACTTTGCCGCCCTTTTTATAGTTAACCCCACCCTTTAACAAACTGGGATTAGCTTTAGCGCGTGCTCTATTTTTGCGCTTTGCTTCTGTCGTTCTTTTCTCTTTAGCTCTTCGCTTTTTACCCGCCTCAAAGATCTCTTTAGCTCTATCTTCTGGAGAAAGATCTCTTTCACCCATACCGGGAATGGCACTGAGAAGACCTTGTCTCTCAACTTTTGGGCCTATGACATCTTTAGGAGCATTGATAAAAAGTTGTTTAGGAAGACTTACGTTACGTATTTCTTCTTGTTCCTCTGGGGGCAAAGTTCTGCCAAGCCTATTGAGTTCTTTACGGAATCTTTTCCTA